TGGCGATGGAAAAGTTCGTCGCCATTCCGCTCTGCAGTACGCGGGATTCGGGGTCGCGCCCCAGGTTCCCGATGAGCATGACCTTGTTCAGTGAAGCCATTGTTTCTTTCCTTTATTCGGTGGGTTGATGATTGGCGGCGGCGACCTTCTTCAGGCGATCATGATTGCCGGACCTAGTAAGCTCGCCGCGCTCTTCGTTGTTGAGCTTCGTCATGAAGTATTCCTGATACGCCTCGAGTCCCTTGGCGGCGGCGGCCTCCGCTTCCTTCAAGACGTCGGCCATATGCGCATCCTTGAAGCATTCGTTATGCCAACCGCCGGCAGCGAATTCACGGCGGAAATCTTCGGACTGCTTCTCGTAGTACGCCTTGTAGGCGTCGACGCCATTGGCGGCTACGGCCTTGGCCTTGTTCAGCATCTCCTCGGTGATGTAGAACTTCGGCTTCTGCGTCTGGTGTTCGACCGATGCATTGCCGTCGTCGTCATCGTCGGCCGTGATGCCGAGGAATGCCGACACGCTGTAGCGGCGGGCGTAGGTGATCGCAGAGCCGAGAGCCTGAATCCCCTTCGGGCCTTGCCCGCCCGCGCCGTCAACCGTGAGCACGCCAGAGGAGAGCGACTCGCCGGACTCGTGGAGAAGGATGGTCTCGATCGAAATCTTCGTGCCTTCGGTCGTGACCTTCTGAGTCAGGAAAATGCCGTGAGCGTTGAGGGCGGGGCGCACCGCGTCGAAGATCGCCTGCAGGTCCGCATACTTGGACTTGAACGCAGGGTTCGTCTGGTTCTTGACGACGGTCTTGAACTCGGACTGTGCAGCGGCCAGTGCCGCATAGATGGTTTTGGTTTCTTCCATGTCTGTTCCTTAGAAGGGGATTTCCGATTCGTCGAGTTCCTCGAACCACTCAGGCCAGTGCGGCTTGACCCGCTCGCCGAACCACTGCGCCCGCTCGAACTCGTCGCGGCTGCCGTACTCGGGGTACGGATCGGCGGGATCGTCTTCAGGCTCGGGCATCGGAAGCTCGAGCGGCTCAAGTGAAGTGATCGTCATGTTTACTCCTCTGGGCATTCGAAGCCCGGCTCAGGGGCGAGGATGCAGTCGACGCGATACAAAATCATTTCCGTCGCCTCGAAGAGCGCAACTTCGAGCTCGTCGTTGATGGCGTCGATGATCTTGGTGACCTCTCTTGCCGAGCTTGCGTCCTTAAGGCTCGTGATCGCTGCAATGAGATCGGTAGAGGAATTGGGATTTACGAGATACGCCGCAAGCACTTCTTCTTGCCTGTTCGTGACGTAGTTCTCGCAGAGCTCGTCGATGTCGGCGTTCGGCGTCTGCTCCGCCTGGTGTGCGATGCCGCGCGCGATGTCAGTCAAAGTCTTCATTCGTTACTCCATGATCCAGTAATGAGCGCTCCGGCGACGATTGCCAGCGCGCCGATGAAGCTGATGAGCGTCCAGACGCGTCCAGGGCGCTCGCATGAAAAAGGCTCGACGTTCTGCCGAGCCTGCTTTGCTGCGCGCCGCTGCTCGAGCGGTCGCTTTCGAGTAATTCGTTTCATGTCGAAGTCCTTTGGAATGTGGTCAATGATGTGGACCGGATCGGAGAAGCTCACTCGCTGTCCTCCTCTTCGTCTTCGTCTTCGTCCTCTTCGTCTTCGGGGTCGGGGCCGAACCACTTCTCGTAGTCGTCGGGGCCGCATCCGTCGGGGTAGTTCCATGCCATTCCGATCTCCTTAGTCAAAAATCCAGTGGTAAAGGGTGGTCGCCGCCATCGCCGGCAGGATCACCAGACCGAAGAATCCGAGCAGACCTTCGAGGCCCTCGATGAAGTACCCGAGTACGCCAGAGCGCTGAGGCTCTGTACCATCCGTGCCGAAGTAGGTCCGCTTCGCCAGGTCGTCGAGGTAAGTAATAAAGCGCTTCATGACGCCTCCGAAAAATGAAAAAAAAGGCATTCAGATGCCGCCAAGGAGAGCTCCACAATGAAGTGGCCGGCGGCACGTGAATGCCTTCTGTTGAAAGTGGGGTGAGGGAGCCGGGGTGAACGCAAAAGCCTCTCGTCTGCAGATGCCCCGGCTTTGGGATCTGGCCTAGTGAGCCGCCAGATCGGCACATATCTGCGTCATGCCGTTGCCCTCGTAGCCTTTTACGGAAGTGCCTGGATGAAGCACTGGATGTTCTTCGCGACCGCCTCGTACTTGTCAGGCGTGCGCACTTTCGACAGTACATAGGGGTCTGTGAACATGTAGAAGCTGAGCGCAGCGGCGAACGCTCTGCAATCAACGCTGAGCCGGCAGATGTCTTCGGCGGTCGGCTTCTTGATGCCGAGCCCGAGAAAGTACCCGGCGGCGAAGGTCTCAAAGTCTTTGATTTTTTGCATGATGTTCAGGCAATAAAAAGCCCCCGGCGTGTGCCGAGGGCTGTATGAACAAGGTGTTTAGAGCGTGAGATCTGGTGATTACTTTTCTTCTTTTACGTCGTTACGCCATAGTTTTGGCATAAATGAACCGATGAGCGATGCTGTTGGGACGGCCAAGAATGCGCACGTTACGATTGTTGGTTTGTCCATGAGTGCGCAGACGATGGCGCATAGAACGCAAACAAGAGATATGGCCAGACCGATGTTCTGGCCTTTTTTCTGTGCCTCAAGAGCTCCAGCGCTTTCTTTCGCTGCTATGTCAACAAGAGTGGATTTGTTTTTGGCATCCTGATCGATGGCAGAGTGTCGAGCATTTTGTTCGGCCTCGGCCATTCTGACGATTCTGTCTGCGATGCCAGGGAGAATATTCTCGTACCGCGCCAAAATGTCCGGGTGAGGCAAAGGTCCCTCAAAGGTTTCGGATTTTGCCGCGATTAGCTGAGTTTGAGCCTCTGTCTGGACGTCCGGCACATTGCCTTTACTGTCGGTAATCCGTTCTGGCTGCGTCGAGCTCTTTTCTTGCATAGGCTACAGCTTTATCGAAGTCTCTTTTAATGTTGATCATGTCTTCTGCAGGTGAGCGGTAAGACGTCTCGAACAGGCGACGATCAATTTTCGTTCGCACACGAGGCGGGTTCAAGGCTACAAAAGGAGCTACCAACCCATCGCACACGCCCTTCATGAAATTCGTCATGAGCGATGTGTTTAACTTAGTCATGATGTTCCATCCCTGAAATCGGGGATCGTCGTATAAGGTATCCTCATCTTACCCGCTGTAGGTGCGGATGTAAACCGCGTAGCCGTCCTTTCTTGTGAAAGCTGGTTCAAGCACCCTCGCAAGTCGATGACTCGGTATTCGGTTGAGTGGGAAGCGAAGGCGCTTGAATCGGCTCCCTCCTTTGGTTGTAAGCTAAAGACGTCGGGATCTAGCAGTTTCGACGTTTGTTTAACCAACTCCCAAAGGAGGGAATATGGAGCTATATGAAGTTCAGCGATTGGTGCAAAGGGTCTCCGATTTAGAAAGCCGCGTTGAGGCGCTTGAGGAAGCCCAAATCAACCCGTACAACATCGTGTCGTTTACGGCCGTTGCTGTAGCCGGACAAATGAACCTCAAGCCGATTCAGATGGATCCGGTGAACTGCGGTCTAGTATCTTTCGCAGGAGAGTTCGCTTACCGTCAAGACGTTGAGGTTCTTCAACTTCTAGCCAAGCGACATAAGCTTCTCTAAGAATCCTCTGGCCACTGGAAGTTCGGCAGCGTTCAAGCGCTTCACGCATCCAGTGGTCAGCGTTTCCGTTTTCTCTAAAAAGCTCTTCTGTTACTACTTCAAGAACCAACTCTTCGAGTAGCTCGTCGTCTGTACGTTCTGTCATGCAGTTCTCCTTTCGAAAACCCACCTAAGCCCTCTCTGTGGAAAGGGCTTAGATCGGCTTTCGATCAGGGCGCGGCTGCGCATCGTCTGCGCTCAGGCCGCTCGGGGCTAACATGCCCTCTGTCCGAAGACTGATCCTGATCTAGCTCGTGGGGCGAGCTTGCGTCGTTTTCAGGTGGTCCCCAACCCAACCGCACTGGAAGATACCCTCCAGCCGTCCGCGCACTTTTCATACGCGACCTTTGCGACTACCGTTCCGTCGCGTGATGCGCTCCCGACAGACCCTTCTGTCCAGAATCGCGTCCGTTTGGCGGGCGGTCCCCGACACAGCTAAGTGCCGAGATTCGATGCCCTTCCCATCGACGCCAAGCCTTGCGGCTCAGGTAGCAAGCGCTAAAGGTTGTTTAGCTAACCCGTTAAAGAGATATTAACACAATTGAGCATGAGGTGCTAGTTTTTGTTTAGCGCGCGTTTTGCGGCTAGTTCAAGTTTTGTTAACAGAGATCAAACAGACGCAAAAAAAAGGCGCAAAAAAAAGGCCGAGCGTGCAGCTCGACCTTTTGTGTGGGAGGTATGGGGTATTACAACCGCTTGATGCAAAGACCGACGTAAGCGCGGCCGATTACTTCAATGCTTTCTGGCGTTGTGTTGATGGGATCGTAAAACTTGTTGTCGGAAAGAAGGCGCAAGCCTTCTGGGGTTACTTGTACGCGCTTGACGAACAAGCCTTCGCCGATACGGACGACATACATGCCATCTCTAACGATCTTCTTTTCTGAGATGTCAACAATGACAGCGTCTCCTTCGTGAAGAGTTGGCTCCATTGAATCCCCGAACGCCGCCATTATCTGAAGAGAACGAACGTTGGCAGATGGGCAGTACCTGCGGATGAATCCCTGAGAGACTCGCACAAAACGGATGAGTTCCAGTTCATCGGTATTCAGAAAGCCGTGGCCACAGGAAACCTCAGCATTGACGTGCGGGATAGAAACAATGCCGTCCTCAACCAGGGTTTGGACGGGTGAGGTGGCATCGCCAAACATAACATAGGCGGGTGTCACTCCAAATATCTCGCAAAGCGCTTCCAGCCCTTCTCGGTTTGGTTCGCTGTGGCCGATAGCCCAGTTGCGGACGGTGACGTTTGAAACGCCTACTTTCTTTGCGAGGCTTCGATACGAAAGCCCCGACTGCTCGATTAGAGCTTTGATGCGTTCGCTTACAGCTGACATAACAGCCTCCTTTGTCTACCTCGCATAGTAAATGAGAATTTAACACCTTGCGTTTAGCGCTAATGCTAAATCTGCTTTATAATGTGTTAACGGTAATTTAACTACCTAGGAGGATACATGAAGCAAGCTACGACGGTGTCGCTCGCGCTCGAGCGATACGGCCAAAAGCGCGGCATCACCTACGGTGTTCATAGCCAGTTGGCTAGGGAGCTTGGCGTTTGCCGCCAAACCGTGTGGGGATGGTGCAAGCGCAACAGCGTGACGCCGAAGTATTTGGAACAGTTTGCTCAGCTTACTGGCGTTAAAGCGTCCGAGCTGAACAAGCTGACTCGGCGCGTCTGTGAGGACTGACTATGAGTTACGCCGCGATCGATTGGGCAATGCCAAAAGTCATAAAAGACGTGAACGCAAAATCTTGCCTTGTTGTGCTGGCATATCACCACAACAAGGAAACGGGTTTGTGTTGCCCGAGCATTTCTACGATTGCGGATGAGATGGGCGTCCGATCGTTGAACACCGTCCGAAAGGCCATCGGAGTTCTCGTAGAAATGAATCTACTCACGATGTCTCGTGAATTTGGTGATCGTGGAGAAATCCTGAGCACGAGATACACCCTCAATCTCCAGTCTGAAGCGTTCAAACCCGTGAGAAAAAAGAAAGGGGTGGTTCACGATGTGAAGGAGGGTCATGAGGTGAAGGAGGTTCACGACGTGAAGGAGGGTGGTTCACCAAATGAAGGAGGGGTGGTTCATCTCGTACAGGGGGGTAGTTCATCTCATGAAGGAGGGGTGGTTCACGTGGTGAACCCTAACAAGGAAGTAGAACAGGGAAAGGAACAGATAACTGGAACAGAGAAGGAAACAAGTAATAGCTTGCCCGCGCAAGCGCCGTGGGAAACCGATCATTTTCCCGACGCCACGAAAAAGATCGAGGAACCGAAGCGCACGACAACAGACAGGGGATCGCGACTAACGATCACTGAACTACCAGACGACTGGAAGGCTTTCGCCGAACAGGAAGAACCTGATCTCGACCCCATTCGCCTTTTCGACGACTTCCACGACTATTGGACCGGACTCTCTGGAGCTAAGGCAATCAAAAAGGACTGGAAGGGCACTTGGAGAAACTTCGTCCGCAGCTTCCATAACGCCGAAGACTGGAAACGTCGACCGATGCTCAAACGTGCACCTACTCACTCACCTTCTCGACCCGGTCAGTTCGTCGAGAAAAAACAATCCGAGCGTGACTACTTTGACTGGTAAACAATGACTACTGACATCACCACGAAACTCAAGACGGCCTTTGCCGCCCCCGCTTCGAAGGAGGTTACGTTCGAATGCCAGATTCACGGCGTCCAGACGTACACCACCTATCAGCGTCGCGACGGCTCTTGGGCTGAGCCGTACTGTCCGGAATGTCGACGAATTGAGAAGGAGCGCAACACGCTGCTTGCAGAGATGCAGGCGGACGCGAAAGAGCGCGCCGTTGGATTGACTCGTGCGCTTCACTGCGAAAGGCCGCTGGACTTCGACGTGCCTTGTTTCTCCAACTATCAACCGGAGACGCAGGAAGAAGAGCGCAACCTGTCCATCTGCCGCCGCTTTGCCGAGCGGTTCACGGAACGTGAGCTTGAGCGAGAGAGGGCGCATAACGCTCAAGAGCAGGATTGGCGCTCTAAAAACTCCATGGGTCTTCTGCTCTTCGGCAACTATGGCACGGGCAAGACGCACCTCGCCTACTCGATCCTGAAAGAGCTCGATCGTCAGGGGCTGCCCGGGTACTACATCACAATCCCCGACCTCTTCGACCGCATCTCCGACCGCGTCAATCGCATTGACGTGGCTGACGTGCTCGGGAAACTCTGCATGGTGTCTTGTCTCGTACTGGACGAGATCGGTGTCCAGTCTGGCGACGCCGACGAGAAGAAGCGTCTTTACCAGATCATTGACGGCCGTATCAAGAACGGTCGCCCGACCATTCTCGTCACGAACCTTGATCGCTCTGAGTTAGTGAACCTCTTGACTGAGCGCGTGGTTTCTCGCGTCATCCAGTCGTCTTACAGGCTTTTCTTTACCGGCCGTTGCCGACGTGAACAGCCCCACCTTCCTGCTGAGGAGGTGTTCTGATGAGCGAATTCTTCAGCTGGCTATTCACAACCGATCACCTACAGGATTTCTCAATCCTAACGCTCTGCTTCTGCATCGTCATGTCCGGCAGAGCAATAGATCGACACAACCGTCAGATTTCCAAGCTGCAGAGAGAAGTAAGGGAGCTCACTCGCCGATGTAATGAGTTCGCTCATAGTCACAACTCGCACGAAGAGCGGGGCGAAGGTAGGAGAACGGAATGACAACCTCGAGCGTACCGCTCTCTGCAATTGTCGGCTTCACCAAGAACCTCAGGGTCTTCGATTCGTTGGGGCGAAGCGAGATGGCGAGTTGCTTCTTGCCTGCCGAGAGGTCGGCTGTCGGCACGAACTCGCCGCCCTTCTTCACAAACGTGGGAAAGATCGCATCTTTGACTTCTATCGATCTGAGCACGACCGGCATCGTCGCCGCTTGGATCGTGACGGTCATGGCGAAAAAGCCGTCCCTCTGCAGCTGTTCACCACGTGAACCGCGACGGGTGCTGTTCGGAACGTCATCGATGCAAACGTCGATGGTAGGGCGTGAGGCTAGGAAGTTTGGATACATGAAAACGGCTGTGGCCGCCGTAGCGACCGCGGCAATGACAGAAAACGGATCAAACACGATTTCCTCCGTGGGTTGGTTGATGAATGTGTTGGGGAACACGCCTCAATCATCTCACGGGGGAGCCAGAGAGGTAACGAGAATGACAGGGTTTTGGACTTACATGTGCGTGCTCACGGTCGTTGTTGGCATAGTCGCAATCGCATGGATTTTTCGCGACTGGAGGTGATAAGAGATGAACTTTGCGCAACTCTTCTTTTCGATCTTGGCCTTCGGCGTGCTCACGCTCGGAATCTTTTGGGCTTTTCAGGAGGCAGCTTATCGGGCACAGGTCTTGGGTGATTCGATTACGCCGCCATTTCTGCGAGGCATATCGGCAATGATTGCGGCCGTGTACGCGGCTTCCGCCGTTGTTTCATCGCTGTATTGGCTAAGGAGCGTGCTCGCATGACGGACGAAATCGAATGCCTTATAGGGATCGTCCTGCTTTTCGTCATGTACGTTGCATGGATTTTTGAGAGCGATGACTGGGACGAATGAGCAAAAGCATATTGACCACAGGAGGAAGTATGAGGTGGAACATCAAGGGCTTCGACCAGTACGAAGTCGACGAGGCAGGGCAAGTCTGGGCCAAGCCGCAAAAGCGCCGATTCGGCAACAGCTGTCGCCTGATCCCCGAAAAGCCACTAAAGCTCGAAAAGGCGGGCACGTGGCAGATGCGGAAGGCGGGGCTGCCACAACGTCTACGCCCCGACGAAATTGAACAACTCAAAATCGCAAAAGGAGAAACCGATGCAACTCACTCGTAGCCCCCGCATGTCCGAAATCAAGGACGAGGACTTTGAGCCGATCGAGAAGGACGGGAAGCTCAATGCCCCCAAAATCGGCGAGCGATGCCTTTTCCTGCTCAGAGCTTGGCACGGGCGTCCGGTCAATGGCTTCAGGGTCTTCGGATATCGGGAGGACGACGCGCTCATCTACGTACCTCTCTACAAGCAAAGCCTGTCGCTCCTGAACGTCAAGGGATGGATTCGCGTTGGCGGTGAGCCGTTCTATAACGGGCGCTTCGGAGGTGCGAAATGACCAGCCTCTTCACACCTGACGAACTACCGCGCATGGCTAAAACGCTCAAGACGCTCGAGACGACCATCGACGCGATCGTCTGCGCAGATGAAAGCCAGCACGTGAGAAATCACGTCTGGGATCGTGCAGAAAACCGAAAGCACGTCAAGCAGGCTCTTCGCGCCGCAAAGCACCAGGCAGATTCCATGCTGCGACTGATGGAACGCACCGACCTCGAGAGGCTCGCACATGAATAGAAAAGTCCTCGCGCTCGGGCGCATGAAGTCCGGCCAGATGAACCGCACAGAGGCGGCTTATGCAACCACGCTAGAGGCCGCCAGAAACGCGCAGGAGATCGTCTGGTATGCCTTTGAAGGCGTCACCCTTAAGCTCGCCGATGGATGCCGCTACACGCCCGATTTTGCCGTTCTACGAGCTGATGGCGTTATGGAGATGCACGAGGTCAAGAGCTACTGGATCGGAGATGCCAAAACGAAGATCAAGGTAGCAGCCGAGAAGTTTCCGTTTGTCTTTAAGGCCGTCTACAAACAATCCAAGAAAGACGGCGGCGGTTGGAGGATTGAGGAGTTCTGATGATCACGAAAGAGCAAGAACAGCGACTTCGAAACTGGGCACGAGCAAACCGCGAATGCCCTCGGGCAAAGAAAGGCGCAACACTGGTTTTCTGCGAGTCACTTCGGTACTACTACGATCGCCAGCCGGAAGAGGACGAGCAACCCCCAATCAAACGATCCATTCCCGCTGCAAAAGGCATAGACCTGGCAGATGCCGATCTACTGGATGAGGCTTACCGAGACAGGCAACTGACTAATGTCTACCGAAACCTCCTAAGGCTCTACTACTACTGTTTCACTTCTCCAAGCGTGATCGAACAGAAGCTTTCACTTGGACGGAAAACCTTCCTAATGCACAAGGAAAGAGCGGTGGCAAAGTTTTTCGAGATTGTCGATTCTCTTGAGGAAAACGTGCTAAAATAGCGAGGTATTGATAGAGCAGTTGGCTCTCGGTTTGACTCCGCAGCTCCCGAAATGGGAGCTTTGTCATGTCCGAAAGAAACGAACCCGCAAGCATTAGCAAGCGGGTTTTTTGTTATCCGTAAAAAGTCAATAACCCCCGCCTGAGGCGGAGGCTTGAAAGAGCCTTTATTGACTAGTACATCGTTCGTTAAATGACGCTACTAATTAGATCGTGAACCTCTTCCATCTTCCATTTCCAGCGGAAAGGAACAGGGTCCGCGTTGCATTCTGCCAG